GATCCTGAAACCCTTGATCGGGAGAAACCGGCCGTAACCATGCACAGGCGTCAGGAATCGCGGTTGTGCATCCGTTTAGCGAGATCAGAATCAAGAGCAGAATCGCTTTCGTGAGAAACTTTTTCTGAAATATTGATTGCATTTTTAGCCTCCGAAACGCTTGCAGAAAGATCGGCAGATTTTTGATCTGCTGCCGTCTTAGGCGGAAAGAGGCGGTTCCAGAGTGAACCGAAAACCGCCTCTACCAACGATGCAAAAAACGAAACCATTAAGTTGAACCGTTTGCCCCGGCGCTATTAGCTACTGATTCAGCAGCGGGAGGATTAAGCAATGCTTGCACAGTTGGATCAGCATCAATGGCTACTTCAGCACTCGCAAGAGCTGTTTTTGCGTCAGCAACGCCCGTGGTTGAGGCCGTCAACAGCAACGCCGAGCCGACTGCCGAAGGCAGAAGCGCCGGGTCAGCAATTGTTGCAGTGATGGCGCCAAGCACCGCTGTACAAAGCTGGCTGAACAGAACGCCCAAGGATGCTTTGACAACCGGCCAAACGTCATTGCCAAAAACAAGGCCAATTTCATGCAGAGAAGAAACAACTTTTTGTTCCCCTGATTCTAAAAGGTCCCAAGATTCTTGTTCCCATGTTTCGGGTTTATTGACCGTGGTAACTGCTGTTGAATCAACCATATTTACTTACTCCTGTTTTTTCGACCGATGATCCGCTGGTCGATACGCGGCTCTTATTGAAGAATAGTAGACGCAAGTTTTTTACCAGTTTCACTGTGCAATATCAATCCAGCCAGAATAATTACTATAATCCAACCAGCCACCCTTCCCACACCGCCGAGGACTGTAGTCATGGCTGTTTTTCTTACAACACGAAACCCCCTAAGAAGATCACGAACATCGCGTAAATCTGCGGCGGCGGATTCATCGTCGAGACCCAGTTGTTTCAATACCTCACTTGCCGCTCGCTGTGCAAACGCACCGAGATATTCTTTTTGTGCTTCAGCATCAAGATCGCAAAATTTTTGATCAGCATATTTGTCAATAACGCGGTTCATGTCGTTCATGTTGTTATCCTGACCAAGGAAGGTTTGGGTCAAACCCTGCGATTGCATCTGTGCAGTGATCATAATTCGGTTTGCCCTTGTTAAACCTTTTGAAGCACCACGTTAGAATTTTACAGATCACACATGCTCTAGCCCAATTTTTCAGTCCCATTATTTTAGGTCCTGCCGCTCGCTCATATGCCCAACGCTGAGACATTGTGTAATGCGGATTACCAGCTTCAGGAATCCCATTCACGCATCCCAAAACAGCGTTACCTGTTTCGTCCAATCCCTCAGCTATCCCAAGGAAGCATTTTTCTTCCTGGTTCATACATCACCTAAGCAATCGTTACGGCATTCGATGGTATGGAACCACTTCCGGTGATTGCGTAATCCTCAACAGCCTGAATAAAGCCGCCGAGGGCTTCAGCAAATTCTGTAAATTGAGAGACGGTGAAGCTATGAGGGATACCAGAGATATCGTACCAATTCATTGACGTAGCACCGCCAATAAAGCTTCCCTTAAGACCGATATATCCCAGGATACCTAGCACATCTACCTTCGTGTTCATTGAAGTGGCGTATGTGGCATTCAAATCTCCATTGCTCGTACAGGTAAGAATCATCCCTGAAGCGAGGGCAGATGTTGCGGCAATGGCAGCGGTTTGTATGGCAGTAGGGGCAGGAGGCCAGCTACCAGTTACTTCGGTCCAGTTGGCGGCAATAGCGTCGGCTATAAGAGTTTCATCTGTAGAAACACCTGTATCGTAACCGTATGTTTTTCCGTTGTTTTGAAAATATCGCATCGTCATTTTTTACCTCAATTCCGACCAATAAGTTAAGTTCGGGCTTCCAGCCGTTGTGATTAGCTCATAAGTTGCTCCAGCAGGAACAATGAACCAAGCATTCGCTACAGAATAAGATGCTGTCGAGCATCCTATTTGTGCAAAAGCTCCACCGTTAAGTTGAACTTGAATCCCATCGCTTCCACTTGAAGAGGTGAAGCTAACTGAAACAAATATCGGCCGTCCAGTGCTGTTAGTATAGACTGTTCCTAGCGCACGACTTCCAGTGACAACCGCCCAAACTTGACCGGGACAACCGAGAACTCCCAAATTAGTTTGCGTTGTACCAGCGTTGCTTCCCCAGCTCATGGGCTGTTGAGCTTGAATAGCGCCAGTTAAACCAGAATCACCAAGTTTTATATTATTTCCAGAGATAACCTGAAGAAGATTGCGTGGTGTTCCTCCAGAATCTCCAGACCTAACCTCTCCGGTAAAATTCATCAAATATCCACTGGCCGTAACTACCGACGAGAATGTAGGACTATTTCCGGTCCCAAGTCCAATATTTGTAGCCGCAGTCGCCGAATTAGCAACGTCCGAAAGATTGTTTGCTGAATGCAATAAACCGCTTGTGCCTCCGCTGATTGCAGCAGCTATTAAATCATTAATGGAAGTGATAACTTGGTTATAAGTTGTTTTTGATGGAGCAACACTAGCGGCAGCAAGAACGTTCAATAATTCTTGCTGAATCATGTTCAGCCAATCTGCCTCAACAACGGTTGCCGGTGATCCAGTTCCAGGATTACCATCAGTAAAATACGCAGGAGTACCAGCAGTGGCCGGTGTCGGCAGGGTAGATGATGATGTTGAGTTGTCGATTGCGAACAAGGCAGTTCCCCTTTATTGACTGATTCGGATTAACATGATTCTATGCAGTCTGTCACGAAGTGATCGCAAATAAAGGATTTGTATGAGCCGGGGCAAATTCTTCAATTATCCCCTCCAAAACAGTTCCACCATTGATCGTATACAAAGCATCCCCGGCAGAAGATTGCCCAGACCTAAAATAGGTCACGCTCAAGCTGGGCGATGTTATCAACCATGTGAAAATCCACCCGGCTCCGTAGCATGGGTCTCCGGCTCTACTTTTTCCAGCTCTAAATGGAGCATACTGCGTTATAGTGCATCCAATGTAACCCAATGATGTCAAAAGGTCTAAAAAATATTGCACACTTTGTCCACCTAGAGCGATAAATTTTGTGTAAACTAATTTCTGTCTCTGTTGGAGAGTTGTTACGGGTCCATAGTTTGGGTTAGGCAATCCCAGAGTCGCCTCCCATTCAGGCAGTAAATTTACAGGAAATTCAGGAAACGCGTCAGCAATCAAACCAGCTCCAGCATTCGCCACGCGCTGAATTGTCGGAGCCATTGCCTCACAAAAATCAGTTTGCAAAGCATCTGGATCGCGCGGCCAAACACGTCCTGTCGGCAATAAATTTTGAAACGCCGTTGCGAAATCTTCCGCAGAATATAAGGGGACTACGGCTGCTGGCATATCGTCACCATGTAATCGTACCCAATGTTGCCAAATATCCAGTTGTACTCACGATATCGGTAGCTGGAGAAGTTACGATAAAATCAATTAGTCCTGGAACAGCATCAATTCCAGCTATAACATCGGCCAACGCAATCGTTCCTCCGGTCGTTCCGTCTGCAAGCCTCACACCTCCAGGCGTTCCTTCCCTCAAAAAAGTATCAGTTATGGCCGCAGCAACCGCTGTCTTCATCGCGGTTGTGTTTGGATTTAAATTTGTGATCGTGAAATTTTTCGGATCAGCAATAGGAGCACATGAATAAACGAGTGCGGTTACCGGTTGTCGATAAGGACCAAAAATGTAATTAGCTACCGCGAGCTGGTCTCCTGTCGCTGCGGTGTCGCGCGGCTCACCAGTGGCAACGCCATTACTGCCTTGTGGAAATCCATTATATGCAGATTCCGATTCGTCAAACATTGTGTAGACAATAACGGTTCCTGATCCCATGCCGTTAGGCAAACACCATGCGCGCGTGACGCCATTGACAGCGAGCGCCCAAGTCACATAATCCTGAGCTGCACCGCCTTGTGGTGGATTTGCGAAGGCTTGTAGAACGTCACTGCGAAATGAATCAGGTGATTGTGTATCGGTGCCGCCAGTATAGGCAAGCGTCACTGTTCCGTTTGTCGTCACACCTTCGATTGCCTGACTGATGCTCATCACTGAACTTACAGGTGTATTTCCGGCAGAACCTGCTGTCTGGGCTGTCGCAGGAACTTGAATCGTGCCGCCACCGCCCACTTGAACATCGGCCGTCGAAATGAATGTTGCACCATCGGCGCGAACTAAAATCGTATTAAGGGGGATATCAGTTCCGGGAGTTCCTGAGAATGTCGTTCCGCCTGATGCCGCCTGAGGACCTTGCTGATAAATATCTTTCAAAGCCCCCCATGCCTGAAGATATTCGCCGGTCGCCGTGAATGGAACGGCTTGCAGAGCGATCCAATCAAGATACCCATACTGCAAATTAGCGAATCCAGCCTGAACCGTTCCGATAACGTTTAAATTCGCGCGCCGTAAAAGACCATCAGCTCCGGCAAGCGCGCCGTTGATGTCCGCCGCTGCCTGTTGCCGTAGCGTTGAAAGTGTGGGGCGTGGGAACGGCATTTATACTATCTCCTGCCAGAGCAAATCGAATTTAAAAGGCTTAGGTGTTGTATCATTAGTTTGAGAAATAGTCACGACCAATGCGAGATAATTAGGTGCATTCCATGATGCTTGAACATTAATATTCGCAGCCACACCGTCATCCAGCATCCATTGCAATGCCTCTTTGCAATAATCGACCGCCTGATTTAATACCTGAGTCGTTGGCGCTTTGCTTCGGTCGAGCAGCCATAAACGCGATCCTATAGGATCAACGCTTCCGTCAATTTGGTTGTCCCCCCACCAACCGCGAGGGTTCGTCGTACCGTCAGGAATCACATCCGTTGGATGGGCAACTCGATCCGTAAAAAGACTAATCAAAACGGCCGTGTAAAGATCGTTACCGCTGGCCAAAGATGGACCAGACATCGCCCAGTCGCCGCGTGCGTTTAAAGTATCCCATATCGTCTGAACATCGCTCATGGTGGACCTGGCGGATTTATTGCGTGAGTATTTGTCGTCACAGTTGCACCAGTCGTGTAGTTATCGATTGTCCAGCTCGTGCCGCCTGTCCAAGTGATCTTCTGACCATAGCCGTTAACATCCCATTCATAGCAACTCGCGCCATGTACTTTGATTCCTGCCGAGCTAGAGACAACCGAATTACCGGAAAAATCTGTCAGAGAAAAACCAACAGAAGATAACACAACTTTATTTCCAAACATATCATACAGAGCAACAGAGCCGTTGCCGAGATTCTTCAAAATATAAGTCTGATTATTCGTCGCTGTGATGGCACCGTTAGACCTATCACCGGCCAAACAGCCTATAAAGAAATCGGTGCCAACTGGTGGATTTGATGCGAAACCGTATTGTTGGACCAAAGGGATATCGTCAACGATCTGATTGATTCCTAAATTTCCCTGTACAACTCGGACTAGACCTGAATCATTCACAGGAGTGGTCGTCCTGCCGCGCGAGAGAGCGAGTGTAATTTGTCTGCGAAGACGGCGGATTTCATTCAAACAAATAGATATCAATTTTTCGCTCATTGCCCAGACCCCGCAGGAAGAGGAATCGGACTCGTGTTCACTATAGGTGTCGTCAGATCGGACGCCTTTAGCTGATCAACAGTAGAGGAAACGCCAGTGGTATCTGGAGAAGATATGGCCGGTGGAACTGGCGTCCCTTCTGCAAACGGCTGAGGAACCAAAATAATTGGCTCCGGTTGAAACGCTATAGGAGGATTCAAAACCAGCGTTGCAGTTGTTCCAGTTTCTTCATTTCTTGAATATGTCACCTGCCCGATCAACCATGTTCTGTCGGCAAGTTTCAACGCAGGAATATTG